CAAACAATCAAATATCCATGGCAGAGGCGAGAAAGCTACTAACCACAGGAGAGATGAAAGAACTTAAGTGGTCGGTAGAAGAGTATATAAAGCATGGCAAAGAAAATTCTATCAGCGGTCAGTGGGCAAAAGAACTTGAGAATGCGTCAGCAAGGTTTCACGTATCAAGGCTGGAGGCATTAAAGCTTCAAACACAGCAGAGCATTGAGGCATTGTACGGTAATCAATTAGATATCGTGGACAGCGCAATGAGAAAAGCATATTCACAGAGGTACTATAGGACGGCTTTTGAGTTTCAAAAAGGTTTTGGAGTAGGGTTTGCGGTAGACAGGCTTGATGAAAATACACTTAGTAACATAATCAATAAGCCTTGGGCGGTTGACGGCTATAATTTTTCTAAGAGGATATGGACTAACAAAGAAAAGTTGATAGGCGAACTTCACAGCTCTTTAACAAGAAATATAATTACCGGAGCGGACCCGGCTAAGGCTATAAAAGAGATAAAGTCTAAGATGGGTGTATCAAGCAACGCAGCAGGCAGGCTTATAATGACAGAGTCTGCCTATTTTGGTTCTGTGGCTCAAAAAGATATGCTTAATAATCTTGATGTTGAAAAATATGAGATTGTGGCTACATTGGACAGCAAGACCTCTGAGATATGTAGAAGCCTTGACGGCAAAGTATTTGATATGAAGGACTATCAGGCAGGCGTTACAGCCCCTCCATTCCACCCATACTGTAGAACTACTACAGCACCGTATTTTGACGACTGGGAAGAGCTGGGAATTGATAGAGAACGAGTTGCGAGGAATGATAAGGGTAAGAACTATTTTGTTGACGGCAATACAACTTACAAGGAGTGGGAGAAACAATACGTCAATAAGGATGCTGCTGACGATGGTAGGGCATTGAATATTGATGCGCAAAGTGGTAAAGTGAAAGTATCAGAGGACATACCTGAACTAAGTAAGCTAAAAGCTTCTAGTATGGAGGATGATGATTATAACGAATATTTCGATATCGTAAACAATCATAACAACGAAGATATCAGAAGACTTTACAAACTATATGCAAATGAAATAGATGAGATAAAGCTTTTAGGTTCAAAAACTGCTGCATATAATCCAGCCTCAAATAGCTTGAGTTTTAACTATAACAGTAGTAGCAAGTACCCTGAAATAAATAAATTTGGAACGCTTGCTCATGAGTACGCTCATTTCTTTGATGAAAAAGCGGTATTTAATAATATCCATTTTAAGGAAGTGGAGGCCATAAGAGACGCAACGTGGATGAATAACTACTTTAAATCAATTCCCAGCTCAAGTGATGAGTTCCTTGAGGCGCTAAGAAAGGACAAAGAGTTCTTGAGTTCAATATTAACTCCAGAGCTTAAAATCGAGCTTAAAGCACATAACGCAAGTCACGGAGTGCAAGATGCGATTGACGGATTGTTTCCGAATGCAAGGATAACATGGGGGCATGGAGAGAGATATTACAATCAGATATATTCCAATATTGAATATTTCGACAAGTTCGCACGAACGTCAAACAAGAAGGCATTAAGACAAGTTTATGCAGACAAGGGTTTTGATGTAAGCAATTACGGCAAAGTTAAGATAATCTGTAGACAGTATACGGCAGCATCGGAAGCGTGGGCGAATATCATAAGCGCAGAAGTCTGTGGCGGAGAAGAGTTGGAGTATGTGAAGAAGTATTTACCCAACAGTTACAAAGCAATGCTTGACATATTGAAAGGAGTAAATTAGTGGAGAAATTAGAAGAGGCTCTTGAGCTTTACGAAAGAACGTTTGAGGAATCATTTCCAACCATACCCTTGTTGATGGATAATTCAGACGAAGATGTTATCAGGATGATAAATAAATGTGTATCGCAAAACAAAGACGTGTACGGCATGGGCTTTCTGGATGAGAAGGCTATATATTAATATAAGTTTTTAAGCACCTAAAATAGGGTGCTTTTTTATTGCCGTCTTTTAGGTCTTTGCAGACGATAAAGAACAAAGAAGAGAAGTGGATTGAACCACGTTAAAAAATGTATGAAAGGAATTAAAGAACATGAAAAGAGAAGATTTTATAGCACTTGGAATTGATGAGGAGTTAGCAAGTAAATGCGAGAAGGCAAGCGCTGAAGAGCTAAAGAATTATGTGCCGTATGAGCGATTTAAGGAGCTTGTAGATGAAAAGAACAAGCTTAAGACTGATATTGCCGATAGGGACAAGCAGTTTGAAACCCTAAAGAACTCAACAGGTGATGTTGAAGCAATGAAAGAGCAGATTGCTTCACTGCAGGCAGAGAATAAGGCAAAAGATGAAGCTCATGCAGCAGAGATCAGGCAGATGAAAATAGATAGTGCTTTGGAGTCTGCGCTAATCAGTTCTAAGGCAAAGAATTTAACAGCAGTCAAGGCACTTATCAAGGATCTTGACAAGGCAGAGCTTCAGGATGACGGCAGTATAAAAGGACTTGAAGAGCAGATAACAGCTCTTAAGAAGTCGGATAGCTATTTATTTGAGGAAGCTGCTACAGCAAAGCCAAGCTTCAAGGGATTTCAGCCGGGAGTAGCAAAGAAGGAAATCGGTGCGGGTAAGGTTGATATGTCAAAAATGTCCTATGATGAGTTGGCTAACTATATTGAAAACAATCCCGATATAGGGAACTAAGAAAGTAGAGGTAAACAATAATGGCAAAATTTGATGCAAAGAGTTTTAATGACAGAGCATTTGGTGCGTATATGTCCGCAATACCAAATGTAAAGCTTAATAAGTTAAGAGAGTCTATGGCGGTGGTATCCGATCCGAGACTTGCGGAAGCTTTTAAGAACCAGTCTCAGACAGGTAGCGTTTATGCTATTCTGCCTTATTTTGGCAGATTAGGAGGTAGAGCGCAGAACTATGACGGGCAGACAAATCTAAGCCCTGAAAGAACGGCAACTTACGAGCAGGGCGTGTTTGCATACGGAAGAATGATGGGATGGACGGAGGCCGATTTCAGCTATGATGTGACCGGTGGTGTTGACTTTATGGCCAATGTTAGGGCACAGATTATGGATTACTGGAATGAGGTAGATCAGGAGGTCCTACTGTCTATTTTAAAAGGCGTATTCGGTATGAGCGCTACAGGTACAGGCGCTATAAAGACCGCTAACAAGGCTTTTGTAGACGAGCATACTCTGGACATTTCGGCGTCCACAGAGAATAAAAAGACTGACGAGAGTATGATAATGGGCGTTACAACTCTTAACAGCGCTATCCAGAAGGCTTGCGGAGATAATAAGCAGAAGTTTAGCCTGGTAATTTGCCACTCCAGTGTATCTACTAACTTGGAGAATCTTAAGCTTTTAGCTTATCTTAAGTATACAGACAGCGAGGGTGTGGAAAGAGATCTAAGTATGGGTACTTGGAACGGAAGGCTTGTACTTGTAGATGATTCTATGCCTGTAGAGGTAAAGAATGTCGGAGCTACAGGAGGAGATGTATCTATTTACACCACATATGTTCTCGGAGAGGGTGCAATAGGCTTTGAGGATGTGGGCGCAAAGGTTCCTTACGAGATGGTAAGAGACGCAAAGACAAACGGTGGCGAGGATACTCTTATTTCAAGAAAGAGAAATGCTGTGAGCGTTGCGGGTATCTCATATCTTAAGGCAAATCAGGCTACAAACAGTCCTACCAATGCAGAGCTTGAGAATGGCTTAAACTGGTCACTTGTTCAGAGCGATAATAAGACAATCCCTCACAAAGCTATTCCGATAGCGAGAATTATCTCAAGGGGGTAATATGCTTGAAAGGATAAAGGAGAGATTGCAGTCCATAGGATATGCAGTAAAAGATAGCGATGATATTGCTATCAATTTTGCTATGCAGAAGGTTGAAAACACTATAAAGAATGATTGCAATATCTCTGCTATCCCTGACGGTCTTATGAATATTGCAATTGATATGGTCGTTGGTGAGTTTCTTATGTCGAAAAAGACATTTGCTCCTGACGACCTTTTAAATTTCAATCTGGATGCAGCTATTAAGCAGATACAAGAAGGCGATACAAATATATCTTTTGCAGTAGGTGAAGGAAGTAAGACTGATGAACAAAGGCTTGACAGCTTCATTGACTATCTTTTGAATTACGGCAGAGATGAATTTATCACCTACAGGAGATTCAGATGGTAGATGCGTGGAAGCAGGCAAGAAAAGCCATAGAGAGTAGATATAAAGGGCTATGTGACGTACTGGAAAAAAGAAGGGTAAAAGATGAGGTTACTAAGGCTACTGTATTGAAAGATATAGCGGTCTTAAGTAATCAGCCTTGCAGGTTGTCATACAGTAGCTCCGGCACAGCGAATCAGACTGATACCGTATCGAACATAGAACAGACTATTAAGCTGTTCATTGCTCCTGAAATCAAAATTGCTCCGGGATCTAAGCTTAGGATAACTCAAAACGGAGTAACTACTGACTATATATCAAGTGGAGTGCCTGCCGTATATGAGACACATCAGGAGGTGTCCTTGGAGCTTGAAAAGGAGAATGCTTAATGGCAAGTTGGGGCAGAGCGGATTTTGAGGCCTTTAGAAACCTTCAGGAAAAGATACAAAGCCTTAAAGATATTGATATGAATGCTTTTTGTACTGAATGCAGCAAAGAGATTGCGGCAAGACTTTTAAGTTTGGTTGTGAGGAGAACTCCTGTGGGCAAGTATCCTTCAGGGAGTGGAAAAGTTGGAGGTACCCTAAGAAGGGGCTGGGGTGCGGTAGCAGATATAAACGTTGTTAAAGAAGGCGATACATATACGGTAACTATTATAAATCCGGTTGAATATGCTTCCTATGTAGAGTTCGGGCATAGAACCAGAAACGGCGGATATGTAGAACCACAACTTATGCTCACTATATCTGAAGAAAAGTTAAAAAATGCAATACCTAAGCTGTTAGAAAGAAAAGTAAAGAAAAAACTTATGGAGGCATTAAGTGGCGGAAATTAACTTATCTTTGGTATTGGATGCTATCACAGTTGTGCTTGACAGCGTGTCGCCCGACTCAAGCATATACATAGATAAGGTCGAGCAAGGGCTAAATGACGGTGATTTTTTAGTAAGGTTTATCAATACCGACTATTTAAAAAGGGGAACAGGAGAGCTAAATAGGGTCGTATCGTCATTTGATATTATATATCTTCCAAAGAATGGGAATAAAGATTGTATTTGTATGGGTGATAAGCTGTCGGAATCGCTGTCCGTCATCAAGCTCTCAACAGGAGATACAATACGAGCCGTAGAGAAGTCTTTTGAAATTGTAGACAGTATTTTGCATTTTAGAGTTTCATATAACTACAGCACAATTAAGTATCAAAATGCTGATAGCATGGGACAAATATCTTTGAACAGAGGTAATTAAGTTGGGAAAAGAAAAGATTGATTTAACTAAACACACAAAAGAGGCTATTAAAGCGTCTTCGAGATACTTGGGACACGGAGATGTACTTGATGTAATCCTTGACGATGATACAGCTTACACGATAGGTGAAGTTGACGGCCTTATTGATGAATTTTTGAAAAGAGAGGTGGAATAATGGCATTAGGTGGTGGTATTTGGACAAGGCAGGATAAGGTATTGCCCGGAGCTTACACAGTGTTTTCAAATGCTAAAAAGGCAAATGCCGCACTTTCGAGTAGAGGTATTGTGGCACTGCCGATAGCTCTTGATTTTGGAGAAACGGGAAAGGTTTTTGAAGTAAGCAGAGAAGACTTTATGACAAAGTCAAAGGAACTCTTCGGCTACAGGGTAGATGACGATCGCATGCGTAATCTTAGAGAGGCTTTCTTGCACGCGACTAAGGTACTTGTATATAGGCTTGTATCGGCCGACGCAACGGCTGCAAGTAACACACTTGCTACGGCTAAGTATGCAGGTAAAAGAGGTAATGATATTAAGATAGTAGTAGGCGCAAATGTTGATAAACCAAGCGCCTTTGATGTGAGCACATATCTTGATAATGCTTTAGTGGATACACAGACGGTCGATAATATGGCAGGGCTAAAGGATAATGCGTATGTAACTTTTAAAAGTTCCGCTACATTATCCATTACAGCCGGAATGCCTCTTAGTGGAGGTACTAACGGCGGTAATCTTACAGGAGATATATATACAAAAGCATTAGAGAGTTTTGAGGCATATTCGTTTAACATTTTATGCTGTCCCGTTATTGACAGCACTATAACAAAGCTGTTTGTGGCGTATACTAAGCGACTCAGAGATGAAGTCGGGTCAAAGTTCCAAACAGTTGTATATAAGTCTGATAGTGATTATGAAGGAATTATATCTATAAACAATGATGTAGTTGGAACGGATAAAAATTCTTTGGTGTATTGGGTATCAGGAGCAGAGGCAGGATGTGAAGTAAATAAGAGCCTGACAAATGCGGTGTATGACGGAGAATATGAGGTTGTCACGGATTATAAGCAGTCACAGCTTGAGGCAGCGATTAATCAGGGTAAGTTCACTCTGCACAATGTAAACGGTGATGTGAGGGTTCTTGAAGATATCAATTCATTTGTGTCATTTAAGGTTGATAAGGATTCTATGTTCAGTTCGAATCAGACTATCAGAGTAATAGATCAGATAGCAAATGATATAGCTGCATTATTCAATACAAGGTATTTAGGTGTAGTGCCTAACGACAATGCAGGAAGAATCAGTCTTTGGAATGATGTTTGCAAGATACATCAAGAACTTGAAAAACTTCGTGCTATAGAGAGCTTTGATACTAAGTCGGTTGAGGTGGTTCAGGGAGATGATAAGAAGTCTGTCCTTTGTACCATAAACGGAATAGATATTATAAATGCTATGGCAAAGCTTTACTTGAATGTAATCATAGCATAGAAAGGAAATACAGATGAACGATTCAATTATGAATGCTTTGGATGCCTTGGCAGGAGCACAGGCCAGCGCATATGTAACGCTTGCAGACGGTAAAAGATATAATTTTATGCAGCTATATTCTTTTGAGGCAAACATGAAGATAAATCTGGTAGAGGTGCCTATTCTCGGAAAGACAGGCAAGGGAAATAAGCCTAGCGGATGGACGGGAGAATGGAAAGGAACAGCACATTTCAATCAGTCGGTGCTTAGGGCTATGTGGCTTGAGTATAAGAACTCAGGAAGACTTCCAAGCTTTGATATACAGGTTACAAACGAGGATCCGACAGCTTCAGTAGGAAGACAGACGATTGTACTTAAAGGATGTCTCAGTAAAGGAGGCATACTTACAAAGTTTGATGCGGATTCAGAGACACTTGATGAGGATATTGAAGGAACATTTGATGACTGGGAAATGCCTGAAAGCTTCTCATTGCTTAAGGGAATGCAGTAAAAGGAGATTAGAACATGAGTAGAGATTTAAGTGCTTTTTTATCACAGAATGTAAAGAGGGTTGAGAATACGCTCTACCCTGCGACAAACAGAATCGTAGATGAGAACGGCAAACCGATTCCTTGGGAGATTTGCTGTATTACAGCGACGGAGAATGCAAGAATAAGAAAAGGCTGCATGACAACAGTTGCGGTAGCAGGCAAGAAGGGGCAGTACACGCAGGAGTTTAACTCTCAGCTATATCTTGCAAGGTTGTGTGTAAGGACTACAGTATATCCTGATTTGCAGGATAAGGAGTTACAAGACAGCTATGGCGTTATGAGCGCTGAGGAGCTTATATCAACTATGCTTACACCGGGAGAATTTGAGGACTATGCAACAGCAGTCATGAAAGCAAACGGCTTTGATGATGAAGAAAATTTGGTTGAAGAAGCAAAAAACTAATTAACGGCGGTGATCCTGAAGCCAATTACGCTTACTACTGTCTCCATAAATTCCACTGGAAACCTACGGAATTTATAGAGATGTCGGAAGAAGAAATGGCTTTTGTGATTGCCGCCATTGATATTAAAGCTCAGAATGATAAGAAACATGCGGATGAGCTGAAAAGCAAAATCAGGAGATAGGAGGCTGAATAATGGCTACAATACAATCACAACTTGTACTGACAGATGGTATGTCAAGTGTGTTAAGAAGAATGAATTCAGCCTTACTCACTTGTATTGACAGCTTTGAGCAAATGCAATCCACGTCATCAAATCAAATTGATACGACGGTATTGAGAGAGACAAGAGCAAGCCTTACAGAGCTTAACGGTGAGCTTAATACATCGGTAGAAAGCCAGGAAAGAGTCAGGGAGTCGTCAAATCAAACAGATGCGATACTCAAGAAATTAAGAGAAAGCTTTTTAAAGCTTGCGGCTGCAGCAGGTATTGCATTTTCAGTTAAAGGTACCATAGAATTGGCCGATACATATACTCAGACGCAGGCGAGACTAAACCTTATTACAGGCGACTTAGAGAAAACAAAGAACTTGCAGGACGCTATAGCCGCATCTGCTAATCGCTCAAGAGCGGCATACCAATCTACGGCAGATGCAGTATCTAAGATGGGTTTGATGGCCAAAGACGCATTCAGCGTTGCAGATGAGAGCGGGCATAAGACACTTAATACAAATGAGCTGGTAGCATTTACGGAGCTTTTAAATAAGCAGTTTATTATAGCCGGTACATCCGCACAGGGTATGGAAGCTACTATGACTCAGCTTACACAGGCCATGGCTTCAGGAGTACTAAGAGGCGATGAGCTAAACTCGGTATTCGAGCAAGCGCCGACCATTATTGAGACTATCGCAAATCACTTAGGTGTTGAGATGGGGCAGGTTAGACAGTTGGCACAGGAAGGAAAGATAACTGCAGGTGTAGTAAAAGCTGCTATGCTTTCATCCGCAGATGAGATAGATGCAAAGTTTAATTCAATGCCTTACACATATGCTCAGGTGGCAACAATGATTCAAAATATTTTATTGAATGCATTCGAACCTGCAATACAGATGATAGGAACAGGAGCACAGTGGATAGTTGATAATTGGGATGATATAGAACCGATACTTGTAGGAATTGCGGGGGGCGTAGCAATAGCAACCGTTGCGTGGGGCGCTTGGACAGCAGCTATGTGGTTAGCTGATGCGGCAAATAGAGCTACAATTGCAGGTATGCTGGCTAACCCGTTTCTATGGATTGCAGTTGCACTCGGAGTGCTTATCACTGTGATTTACAGATTCATTCAATCCGTCGGCGGAATGAAGAATGCATGGACTCTTGCACAAATGGCTATGGGAGTAGGTATTGCATGGTTAAGAGTTGCATTCATGACCGGTATATACGGAATCATAGATATGGCAGGAAAGCTTTCATTGTGCTGGCAAAAGACAGGTGTTGCTGTGTCGAACTTTATAGGACAGATGAGAGCGAATGTACTTGTAGGCATTCAGAATATGGTTAACAGTGCTATCAGTTTGATAAACGGGTTTATCAATGCCTTGAATAAGATACCAGGGGTAAGCCTTCAGGCAATATCGCAAGTTACATTTGCAAGTACTGCACAAGCACAGTTCAATGCGGAAAAGACTGCTAGAGAGCAGGGACTTGCCGATGCCGAAGTTCATGAGGACGCATCAAGAAGGGCAAGAGCATGGGAACTTTTGCAGATGAAAGGCGACTTAAACAGTAAAATGGCAGACCTTAAGGGTAAGTATACAGAGTTTAAGGCAGATGCAATTGCAATGAAAAACGGAGACGGTATAGATTCTTTAGGTCCTTTTGATACAGGAGAGGGTGCAGGCCTTGCAGACAATGCAAAAAAGACGGCAGGGAACACTGCAGCTGCAGCAGGAGCACTTGCAGAGACTAAGGAAAATCTTGAATACTTAAGAGATATAGCGGAGCAGGAAGCTATTAACAGGTTCACTACTGCCGAGATAAAGATTGATTACTCAGGAATGACAAACCAGATAAGTTCAAATATGGACTTGGATAATGTGTTGGATACTCTGACTGTTAAATTTGTTGAGGCGGTTCAGATGGGAGCAGAGGGGGTACATAATTAATGTATAGATTCTATTTAGCAAATATGTTGTTACCTGTCACGCCTTCAAAATTAAGTGTAAAAACCAAGAACATGAATAAGACTGTAACTCTTATAAATGAGGGTGAGGTTAACATTATAAAAACAAAGGGTTTGAGGGAGTTCAGTTTTGAGCTCCTTTTACCTTTTGACAGATATTCCTTTACAACTATGAATAGGCCGAAGAAACAAAAAAGCTATTTGGATAAATTAAATAGACTTAAGATAAATAAGAAGCCGTTTCAGTTTATAGTAAAACGGCCAAAAGGGTTTAAGACAAATATAAAAGTTACCTTAGAAGACCTTAGTATCACAGAGGATGCAAAGGAAGGCAGAGATATAAAGGTAAGTATCACCTTAAAGGAGTATAGGCATTATGGGACTAAGAAGGTTGTGTTTGTTCAACCGACGTCCGCAGTAGGAGAGCAACCTAAGCAGGAAGAGAAAAAAGAAGAAGCCAAGGTGGCGGAGAATAGGGACTCGTCTACTGCTCAAAAGCCTAAGACTCACATAGTAAAAAGAGGTGATACTCTTTGGGGGCTTGCCAAGAGATATTACGGAAACGGCTCTTTATACCCTAAAATCGTGAGTGCGAATCCTAAAGTAAAGAACCCTAATTTGATTATAGACGGATGGGAGCTTGTAATACCATGACAGTAAATATAATGATTAGCAATGGAAAAGAGGCCTATATACCGTCACTCAAAGAAGGAATTCAGTTGGATTTGGAGCGTAAAGGCAGCCCGGGAAAATTAAAGTTTTCATTTTTCAACGATGGAAATATTAAGGCCGAAGAAGGTAATCAGGTAAAACTTACAGTGGACGGAATAGATGTGTTTTTCGGATTTCTTTTCAGCAAAAAGATTTCAAGCCAAGATAGCAGCTTTGTTGAGTGTACGGCATATGATCAGCTGAGGTACCTAAAGAATAAAGATACTTACTCATACAACAATCTAACCGTCGGTGAGGTTATAAAACTTATTGCCGAAGACTTCAGGCTTAATATCGGAGAGCTCGAGGATACAGGATATAAGATACCACACAGAGAAGAGCAGAACAAAACACTGTTTGATATTATACAGAATTCAATTGATGAGACTGTACAAAATACAGGTAAGCTTTATGTATTCTACGATAATGTAGGCAAGCTGACGCTTAAAAATATTGAAAGCATGAAGCTTGATTTGCTCATAGATATGAGTACTGCAGTAGGATATGAGTATAACAGCTCTATTGATAGCAATTCTTACAATCAGGTAAAGGTTGTATATAAGAACACGAAGGATAAAACGAATGATATCTTCCTGGTAAAGAGCAGTGAGAATATCAATAAATGGGGTGTGCTGCAGCTTAATGAAAGCGTAGAGACTAAGGAGTCAGGTGTAAGAAAAGCCGAGGCTTTACTTAAGTATTATAACAAGGT